CATCTTTTTTTCTTCTTACAGTTTGTAATAACTTTTGAATATTAGTACTACTACTCCTGTTGACAGCAGCGACTGCACTCTTTTGACTTCTACGACCTGTTTTACTTCTGCTTATCTCAACGGTTTTCCCGCCCATCTCTGTAAGTTCAATTTTATAAGGCACACCGTTTGGCATATATCTTCTTGCTAGTTCTTCAAGTTTAGAATTTTCGTTATAAACCCCGTAAAAGATTTGGCGAAATGTAACAACCCCACGAACGTAAGTAAACGCAATTGAACGTTTCAATGTCCCTTGTTCAACGTGTGCCGTTGCTTTTGCTTTCTGCACAATATCCGTTGCGATTGCTCGTATTTCAGCTTCTTCTAACACGAACTACCCTCATTTGGAATTGATAACTCAACATCGACTTGCAAACCGTCTAGATTTGAAAGTCCCCATTCTTTTAAAATCTTTTCTGAACCTTTCGAAACTAACTCGACATTATAATCGTTATTTTGTCGAACCACATAATTAATAAACTTCGCCCAAATTGAATGAGTTTCGTTTACGTTATCGATGTAGTTTGTATTCGATAATAATTTAGATTCAATCTTTACAGGTTTAATATCTCTTTGCTGAACAATAGTAAATCTAAAATTGCAAATAATCGCTTGGTCTTCTACGGTTGTATCTCTCAAATCAATATTAACCAAAGGGTAAATATTTTCTTTGTTAGCGTCAACATCCATAGAGTTAACCAAAGAAATAGTATTTACTATTTCATTCGCTTGGAATTGTGCAATTATAAATTCGTATATTTTACTTATCTCGTTCATTACTTTGTATTTTCTACTCGTCTCTTTCTAATTAAATATTCTCCAATAAAAAGGAAATCTTCTGTTTTCCAATTTAATACTTCTTCACGCTTTGTGAAATCCCCTTTACAGATTAAATAGATTATTTCTAAATAAGCACCGTAATACTCTGCGAACTCTTCACGGTCAAGTGTCCCTTGTGTTGTAACCCCATCATTCGCTTGTATGGGCGGGTTGTAAATATATTCGTACTGCTCCCGAATTTCACTTGACCGCTCGTAAAAAGCAATAGTGCATGTTCTGCATCCGCTAAAGATAATTTCTTAATGTCGAACTTTTGCCAAAAGAAAGGTTTTAAAATCTGCTCCAATAAATCGGGCATCATTCCTTCAACCGCTCTAGTATCTGCATTAATCCATTCGCTAGCCTTTTTAAAAGATAAATCAATATTGTATCTAAACTTTGCATTTTCTTTCGATTGTAAGGCTACCGCGAATAACTCCACATACCCCGCTTTACCTTCTGTAACGTTTGGATAAAAATACTCGATTACCTTGTCCGCTACGAACTCTAAATTATCTTGTTTCCCTTCAATATCTTCTGTGAATTTCAGGAACTGCAAATAATTTATGTCGTTTTTACTTTTGATATTCATAGATAGCGTGTAATTTTGAAGCGTCAAAAGGTTCTTTCTCGCCAAAAAGTTCGACAAATACCTCTTTGCTTGTTAATTCTTTCTTTTCTAATGTTCGGAACTCACGTTTTAAGAATGGGTGTACCATCTTTAAATGTTTTTTTACGTGTGATTTTCCTAGTTCTTTCATTTCAATTACTTTCTTTGCCATAATTTACGCACTTACTGATTGTTTTTTTGCTAACACCATTGACACTGCATATCTAAATGCGTCAATTGCGTGATTATTATCGTCTATTGGTTCGTCTTTGTCTTTATTATTCCAACGATATTTCTTTAATTCATTTTGTAAATTTACGGAATTTTCTTCAACTATCAAATCAAAATTTAAAATAGCATTAATACTGTCTACAATTTTTGGTTTTTTAACAGCTTTGATATATAGTCCTTTGTTTTTCAATTCCTTAATAAGCATCGGAACAGCACTATCACACCATATACGATTGTATTGCACCTCTTTAAAAATATCATTGTAAATCGCATCTGTTGTTTGTTCTGTTTTATAAAACACCTCTTTAAGATATATTTTTCTATTTACCTTATCAACTAAAACTTTTACCACCGCTGTCGGGTGGGTAAATCCTTGATCCATTCCGTAAACAATTTCGCTGTTTTCTTCTGGAAATTCCCCGATTGAATATTGGAATACAGTCCCTTGTAAACTTCCTATCTCTCCATCGATATAAACCTTACACCAATTTTTCCAATAGTCAGAAGTTTTAGCTTTTTCAATTTTAATTTGTAAATCTTCAATTGTCTCTGGCGGACAACCTTCATTATCCAAATAAGTAAGAAGTAGGAACTCTGAGTTGTGTTCTTTTAAAACCTCTGTATGTACCCAAAATTCATTATCAGGGTTGAAGTCAATCCAAGTCTCCTTTGAACGTATCATTAAAGCATCTGCAATCTCAAACGAAATGTGATTTGCTTCATTTAAAAAAAGAATATCCCTTTTACCTGAGGACTTAGCTTTACCAACCGAGTCAAAAGATTTAAATTGTATTTTTGAATTGTTTCCGAATGTGTAAGTTAATGTTGAGGCATTCCAATTGTCGTCAAACCATCGGTTAGTATCAAACATAACATTCTTAAAAATATCTAACGCTCCCTCTTTTACAGCAGGGAGCGTCTCAGCAACTATCGATATTTTTATTCTTGGGCTTTTTATTGCTCTATCAATTAAGATAGGAATAATTCCGTAAGTCTTACCAGCAGAAGTTCCACCCTGAATTACTTTTTTTCGAGCAGTCATTGCTCGCATTTTTTTTATTGCTGTGGTATAAATAAACATTAATCATCTCCAAATAAGGGTTGTTCTCTAACTATTGTTTCGGTCTTCTCTGTAAGGTTATTTAAACGTTGTGTGATGCTTGGATTATAGATGCCAGCCATTCCACCCTCAATCTGGTCTTGTCTTACATTTCGTTTAATACGTGAACAGATAGTTGAAAAATCTGAGTATGCATTGTTAGAATTAGCAAAATAATTAGAAAGATTATTTATTATTTCATTGTCCTCTAACCAATTTTCAAACCCTTCTATTGTAAGAGGTCTTTGTATAGGTAGTTCAACAACTGGATTAAGCATTTTATTCAAAACGTCTTTTTCTATATTTGAAATATCTTTAGGAAGAAGCGAGTTACCTCTTTTTTGTTCAACTCCAATAATAGGGTTTGACTTAACACTTTCTTTGTATTCTAAAAAGTGTTGCCAAAGAATTTCAGGTGTCTCTATTTTTTTCGGTCTACCTCGTATCATTTTTTAATTACATTTTTTTACCCAACGATAATCAGATACCGTTATTGTGTTATATGAATTTGGATATTCCACTGAATATAGAAAAACAATTTCTTCGCTATCACAGTCTGCTGGTTTTGTTTCTCCGTATGTTGCCCATCCTGTATCCGTTACTGTTCCATCAGGATAAGTGGTAACGTGCTTATATTCTTTTAAGTAAAAACAGTCGCACTCTGGTTTTTGAATTTCTTCTTTATCGCAAGATAAGAAAAATAATACTGATACGCTTAATAATAATTTTTTCATAATGTTTTATTTAAATGTTAGGTTTGAAAAAGTTTTTCCACTATCAGTCATTATATAATTTGATTGATTTTTATATAATGGAATTATTTCACTACCATTTTTAAAAATCACAAATGCGTAAGTCTGTTTAGAGAAATGATCGCTTTCTGTATCTAAATCTGCAACATGATTTTTTTCGTGAAAGCTAAAAAATGCTTTTTGAAATTCGTCATAATTAGAATTTCTTTCGATTAATTGGTAATTGTTACCTAAACATTCGTTAGTCTGAATATCGTCTTGAATTGTTCTTAATGTGTACATATGTTTATATATTTATATGTTAATAATTACAAAGTTAGTGATTTTTATTTAATATTAATAATTTATTTTAGAATCTACAAATATACATCTATCGTTGTTGATATATTCGTTTATCGTGTTGCTTATTTGTCGCCAATGTATTTTAGTAATTTGCCCGATCGTGTAATTTGATTTTCCTAATAGATGCAGATTTATTATTTCGAACTTAACAGTACTTCTAAAGGGTTTGTCTTTTATCTTAAAGTTACGTTTATTTCGGATTAGTTCAATATTCTTTTCTGTGTATGGTTGTCCGATAATATCTAATATCTTTTCTCGATAGGCTACTTGGTGTTTAGTAAGCCCTAATTGTTTGGCTACTTCTATGCGTGTCATAATATTATTAATTTTTCGATTTCTTCAATGTCTTTTCTTAATTGTTTATTTATTTTTAGGTTTGCTTCAATAGTTGCATCGTGATATAAAACCACTTGATTCGATTTGTATCCGATTAGGCTCGCTATCTTTCTTGTTGATAGAGTTGTTTTTCTTCGCAATTGATAACATAAAATACTTTTTGGATAAACATACTCACGCAAACTACTTTTAACGCTTAAATCGATGTTAAAATACGTTTGTACTGTTTCTTTAATGTTTTGTGGGTTCATTATAAATTAAATTGTTTGATCGCGTTTGGTGTTAAATAATATATATCAAATCCATCTGTTATTAAATCTTCTATTTTAGAATTTTCAACATCTGTTTTGTCCCATTCTTTAAATTCTTCTCTAAACTCGAATATACACTTTTCTTTTGCTTGTTGGTATTCTTCAATCCATTGCTCATCATATCCGCCGACAAAAGTTCCATCTTCTGAATATCCCCCTTGTAATTCAGGTTCAGGAATACTGCAAAAAAACATTTCTAATTTTAAAGGTTGTTTTAGAAATAACGCATATTTGTAAACTTTAATACAATAATCTTGATAAGTTAAACCACCTATTCCTAAATTTTTTTGTTGAATAATATTATATTCTGTCGTTGATATTAATTTCATAATTCCTAAAGTTTGTTTATTTCTGTTTTTACTTCTTGCCAATAATTTATTTTTGCAAGACTTTTATAATCTTCATACCCAACTTCTATTGAGTTTATAATTTCATCTACGCAAATTAATGCGCATTGTTTAGCTTTAAATAAATCTGATTTTTTATAAAATGGTTTTTTACCATAAAGCAAAGGTAAAAAATTATCTACTAACTCAATTGCTTTTTGTTTTTGCGGTGTCATAAGCTTAAAGTTTATATACTACAAAGTTAAAATCAAAGTTTGGTACACTTGCTGGATTTGAATCAATAATTATATCAAAACTATTTAATCCAGCGTTGTCATAAGACAAATGTCGTCTTTTACCGCATAGTAAAATTATATAATCGTTATCTATTTGCGGTGTGATAAACGTTACTCGGTATGTTGTAGCGTTAATTTTAGTTGTTGTCGCTCCAAAGCCTTTTAAAAGCGTTCCTGCGTTATCTACAACACCCATCGCTATCGACTTGTAAGGCGCAGTTGCTAAAACTCCGTTCGCATCGCTTTCAGTTGTTCCGTTTGTTAGTGTTCTTACTCTTGTGCTTCCATTTACATCTAAATCGTGGGTAGGTGTTGTTGTTGAAATTCCAACCTGCGCTAATGATAAGATTGGGAATAAAAGTAATATTAGTTTTTTCATGGTGTTTATTTTAAATTCTTCTGTGTTGAAAACAATTTTGAGTTTCTATTTGACAAATATTAGGTATAAAAGAAACTTCTTTATTAAATTTTTCACAATTACCGTAATTAATTCTATGACTTGCTTTTTCTTGTCCCTTATGTAAACTATCAAAAGATTTCATTTTAGCAAAATCTCTAATCATAAACTTGCAATCATTACAATTGCAATCTATTTTTTGAAGTTCAATTATACTTTCTTTTCCCATAATCTATATTTTTTAAGTTACCGCACCAATAGTTAAATTAGTGCGGATTGGTTGGTTTTAATATAATTTTAATTCAGCTAATTCTGACATTAATAAATATTGTTGTTCAAATTTAGTTCCTTTGTGTGATGATTTTACTTTTTCTTTAAACTCTAAAATAGTACCAAAGAAACAACCGCATTTTACTTTAATAACATTTTCTTCTTTAGTTTTAAAAAACGTAGTATTTCTATTTGATGAACCAAATTTACTGAACACACAAAAATCATTATCTGATTTTAATTCTGCGTTACCATAAACCTCTGCGTTACCAGAAACCCTTGCGTCACCAGAAACCCATGCGTTACCAGAAACCCTTGCGTTACCATAAACCCTTGCGTCACCATAAACCTCTGCGTTACCAGAAACCCTTGCGTCACCATAAACCTCTGCGTTACCAGAAACCCTTGCGTCACCATAAACCTCTGCGTTACCAGAAACCCTTGCGTCACCATAAACCTCTGCGTTACCATAAACCCATGCGTCACCATAAACCCTTGCGTCACCAGAAACCTCTGCGTCACCATAAACCCATGCGTCACCATAAACCCTTGCGTCACCAGAAACCTCTGCGTCACCATAAACCCATGCGTTACCAGAAACGTTTTCTTCTTTTTCTACCCAACCCCCTAACACACCGCTCTCTACGTGTTTTGATTTTTTAGTAGATTTAATTCGGAATACTTTAACTCCAAAAGCGTTAATTTTAAATTCTTCTGTTAACTCGAAATTCTTTTCCATAATGTAATATTTTAAATTAAAAAAGCCTTTTAATACTCACACATCTTGTACTTGTGCTTTCCTAAAAGGCTAATCGTTTATTTTTTCGTCCGATAGTACAAGTATCGTTTAATTTACATGAGGCAAACTTACAAATTAAAATTGAATTAACAATTGTTTTTGTGAATTATTTTTATAAATTATGTTGCTTTACAAAAACAATCTGTTTCATATTCAAATAAATCACATTGTTGTTGTGATAGTTCGTGCAAATCTTTTGCTTTCGTAAACGGTCTTTGTGCCATTTCAACTAATTGTTCTATACTTTTGTTAGTTCTTAAGTCAAATCTCGGCACTTCTTCTGAACTATATTTTTGTTCCATTTCAAGCCACCATTTTGCTTTTTCTGGATTATCTTTTATTATAGTTAATCTTTTTTTTAATGACTTCTTAAAACATAAATCACAGTTACCCTCGTAGTCTTTCAATCCTAAATCAAAACTTTGCTTACTCCAAAACTCTCTTACCATTCTTTCGTTAAATGGCATTTCATCACATAAAGGATAAATTATATTTTCTGATTCAGCATGTATGCTTTTACGATGTGCTTCGTCTGCTCTAATTCCAATTACTCTTGTAATTTCATAATCCCATAATTTTAAAACTGTATTGTAAAACATAAATTTTAAATACGAATCAATAGGTCTTTGCTTTAATTCTCTTGTGCAATTTGAAGCCATATTGTTTGGTAAAGGATATTTTTTTAACATAGATTCAAATGGTTCTCCAACTCGGGAAGCATTTTCGAAATCAACTATTTTATAAGTTGTTCCTTTTCCTTTTTCGTCTATTACTTTTGCTTCAAGCCATAAAACATTTAAATCCCATTCTTTATCGCATTTATTTACAAAATTTAAAGTTTCTTCATTTTCTTTACCCGTATTTAAAAAAACATAAATTACATTTTCATATTTTTTAGGATTTAATTTTAAATGTCTTGCTAAAATAGCTGATGTTCTACCTCCAGAAAACATCATAACATATAGTTTATTTTTCATAATTTTTATTTTTTATGTTTTTCAAAATATTTCATTGCAACATAATGCATACTTATACTTCCAATAACTGAACCTATTAAATAAGTAGCCATTAAAGTTAAATTTTCAAAATTATTAACTACATTTCTAATAACTAATAACCAAATTCCATTAGACAAAACCGAAGCAATTGTATGATATAATATACTTTTACTATTTCTGGCTCTGCTTACAAGTGTAAAACTTGCGTTTTGCAAAATTGTTAATCCTAACATTTTTAAAATTTCTTCCATTTTGTTTTTATTTAGTTATTAATTAATCTCTTTAAATTTAACAATGTTATCGTAATGATTTATTTCTATTGTGAACCCACCGCTACACGTGTATCTGAAAGCGTAAATCCAGTGAAACTTTTCTACTCCATTAACCCATATTGAATTAACGTGTTGGTTTTTAGTGGTGCTATGTAATTTACATTGCTTACCGTTTATCTCTTGAATTTCAAAGTTTACTAGTAACGTATTATTTTTACCTATTAGTTTGAATGGTGGGTTCGGGTCGGGTATGTGTTCGTTTCCTTTAGCCATAATTAAAATACAAATTCTTTATCGTTTTTTTCGTAAGGTTCTCCAAATGCATCTTCTAATGTTGATTTAGGTATATCAAAAACTTGTTTATTAAAATCTTCCGGATCATCTATTAAACAAAAAGTTGGAACACTTGAGCCTTTTTCGTAATATCTTCCACTTGGAATATGATAATCAAATTCTACACTTCCGCCTATTTCCCCTTGAAACTTCATTTTAGTTTTTAGATTCTCAAATACTGTCATAGGTTCGTTTTCTTCATCGCCAAAATATCTGTAAATACTAAATCCATCATGAGTTTGATTTCTAAAATCTGAACTTCCGGAAACATCGTATAACGTAGGACTTGAATAAAGTCCGTTTTGTTGCTTTTGCATTTTTGTCGGGTGTGCTACTAAAAATATAATAACGTTATTCATTTGAGCAAACATTGTAAGCTTTGTTAAGACTTCGTTTATTTGGTCTAATTTATTACCCTTTCCATTAAACGCTAATTTATTAAAAGCGTCAATAACAAATATGTCAATCCCGTAATTAAAAAGTTGCTCTTTGAATTTTTCAAATAACCAATCCCAAGTTGGAAACTCTCCATTTTCTGTTCCGGTTAAATATAGTTTTTCTTCTGCCCAATCTTTATAACGATTAATTTCGTCTTTTGATATTCTCGGACAACCATCATTATCTTGAAAGAAATTTTTTCCGAAAGTCTTTTCTATAAATGTAGTATGATGCAATTCAAAAGGGTGGTGTTCCGGACTAAAAAAACTAGCTTTCATATCATAGTCACGTAATAAATTTAAAACATACCATTCTGTAAAATTAGATTTACCGTGTGATGGTATTCCGGTTCCGGTTATCAAATGCCCACGCATAACAGAAAATATATTTTTCAAATTACCAAAGCATCTATGTTTAGGGTAAATTGTTTCCGGAAACCCATTATCGTATAAATCAAAAATATTATCTAATACGTCTGAAACTTTAAATGTTCCGGATACTGGATACTTTGTTTTATTATTAATTGTTTTATTTAGTGTTCCGGATTTTAAATCCTCGTTTGCATCTTTACCATCAAATAAAACTCTTTCACATCTGTAACGCCCTAAACGTTGTGCTATCTTTTCAGCTACATTATTACCGGACTCATCATTATCAGTTGCAATATAAAACTTCTTAATATCCTTAATGTATTTTTCTGAATTTATCCAGTAATTGTCGTTATCGTTTGCCCCGTTTGGAATTGAAATTACATTTTTTATTCCAACTTCATAAAGTGCTAATACATCAAATTCGCCCTCCGTAATGTAACATTCGTTTTCTCCAATAATAGAATTTATATTGTAAAAAATTGGTTTACCGTTTTTGCTTTGTGTAAAATTTTTGTTTCTGGAACGATATTTTTTATTTACTAACAAATCCCCCTCGAAATAATTAAATACAATATTATTTACTTCTTTGTTTAAAGCCGGTTGATAATATTTTTCTTCTGTTACGTTAAAATGATTTAAAGTGTATTGTTGTATTTTTCGTTCTTCACAATGCTTTACTAATCCATCTGAAAGGTTTGTGTAATTATTCCAATCTTGAACCGGTAAAGTATAATTTTCTTTTTCAAATGACTTTTGAATACTATCTTTAAAAAATAAAGCACTACAACCATCGTTAAAACATTTACCTACTCCGGAGTTGAAATTTACATACAAACTTCTATCTTGTTTGTTTTTTCGTGTATCAGTACAAGCCGGACATTTTAACTTTGCCGTTCCGTTGGTTTTATTCGTTTGAATTAAATCCCAATTTTGTATATTAAATGTACTCATGATAATTGACCTCTTACATTTTTATAATTAAATACTTTTTTTACATCAATATTATTGTTTTCAATTAAATCATTCCAACAACTACCATTTAACCAAGTTAAAGGATTTTTTCTATATTGTATGTCCGGAGTAGATTTAACATAACTATCAACAACTGATAATATTTTAACAATTTCTTCATTAGATAGTTTTAAAAATTTTTGTTTGCAATTTTTTGAATCTTGTTTTTTATTATATTTATCCCAAAAAATAACAAAATCAATTTCTTTTTTTTCTTTATCTATTCTTTTCTTTTCTATCTCTTCCTCTTCTCTTCTCTTATCTGTATCGTTTTGTAATACACTTGTATTAATTTCTGATACACTTGTATTGTTTTGTAATTCTAATTCTTTCAAAATTCTTACTTTTTCCCATCTTTTATTAACCGAATCTCTACGTTTTGTAGAGGTTTCAGCAATTGAATCCATTTGTTCATTAATAAACTCAATACTTATAAAAGTGTTTTCTAATTTTATGATTTTCTTATTAATTAATAAATCTAAATGGTCTTTATCAATTTCAATTTCAGCATCTTCATAAGATAATTCACATTCTTTATTCCAATAAAGACAAATTAAACGCATAAAACGTGCTTGAGTTATTTCCGGACACCTTTGTATTTTACCCATTACCCAATCGGTTGGTGTAAATTTAAACCATTGTAGCTTATCCATTAGAAACTCCTTTCATTTTTGATTGAATAGAATGTAAAGCACCTATTAAATCATAAAGTTTTTCTTTAGATAATTCAATCTCAATACCTAAATCAGTTTTATTACTATCTAAAGTAATAACAACATTTTTTTCAATCTTCTTAATCTCCATACAAACACTACCGTTTGATCTGTCTGTTTCAAATTTGTAAATCATTTTTATAAAATTAAATTGTTAAAAACAAAAAACCTTGTTAGTTTCGAGATGGTGGCTCTACTCCTAACAAGGTTGTTTAATGTAAATTTTCAATTGTAATAAATCCACCATAGATATTACAAGTGTAAAAGTAAACTAAATCTTTTAATCTCGCAAATCTTTACGCAACTTTTTTACGTTTTCTCTAATTTCTTTTAAGTTTTCTAAATTCCAAACCTTGCTAAATTGTTTGTCAATACTAGCTAAACTTTGTAAATCGTTGTATTTCTTTATTCCTATGCGATAAGGTATGTTTAGTGCGTAGTTTGCAAAGTTACTATCTTTGTATTGGTTGCAAAAAACGCATTGTCCGTGAATATTATCCAAATTGAATTTAAGTGTTAAAAAACTTGCTGCAGAATAATGATGTCCCGCTTCAAAATCACTTTTCCAAGTAGTGTTGCATGAAATACAATTTTTGCCTTTATCTCTTAATCTAATATATTCGTGTACTTGAATACGTGTATTTATTAAACTAGCTTTTAAACTCTTTTCTTCTTTATGTTCTAACTCAAATTCTTTGAATTTAACGGCTTGTTTTTCTTTTTTAGTCTTATTGTACTCTATTGAGCATTTAATTCCGCAAACAACTTGCAATGAGTTTTTAGGTTCAAACTTTTCTAAACAATTTCTACACTTTTTTGCTTTCATATTAATTAGAATTATTACGCTCTCTTTTTAAGAAACTTATATTTGTACGGATTGCGTCTGAAATTCTATACCCACTATCCATTATGCGACGTAAAAAATATAACTCTGGAACTTCTACTTCTGCAAAATTTATAGCACGTGAAACAGTCATTTTTTTATCGGTAGTTAGTTCGTATATTCTTTGTTCATATTGTTTTTTAAAACCTGCTCTTTCATTTTCTAAATAAAACAAAGTTGTATTTATTTTTTGAAGTAAGAAATTTAAGTTTTCGCCATCGTTTAAACTTACATCGTCATACGCTTGTATGTATGTAGTTAGATTTTCTAAAGTCTTTTCAAAGTTTGTCATAATTCAAATATATAAAAAAACCCGCAATTAATACGGGTTTCTGTTAATTGCTAAAAAGGTAAATCATCAAAATTAATATCAACATCATCAGCTTTCACTTCTTCTTCGATTGGCGTGCTTTCTTTTAAGTTTCCAAAATAGAATTTATCCTCTTTTGTAGCGCCTTTAAAGTTGCTTTGAAAACTTGCACAATTTCCAAATTTGTCTAATTCGTCATTTACCCAAACACGAACGTTTAAATAAATTTTACCGCTTTCTGTTTTAGTAAAGGCTTTATTTCCAGCCTTTGCCATTTCTACTAATTTTGTGAAGTCAATGCTTCCGTAATAACTTGTTTTAACTGACATAATAATAAAGATTAAAGATTTAAATAATATTTTTCTAATTCTGAACTAACAGAATATTTAGTTTTGATTGCTTCAATAGTAGCGTTAGCGGTTTTCGCTTTGTCCATTACTTCCTTTGTGGCTTGTGGTTTACTTTGTACCGCCTTTTGTCCATCATCATCATCATCAGCACCAACGCAAACAAATGATTGTAAGGAATAACGACGTGCATAACTAATTCCACTACCTTGAGCCTGTGCGTCGTTTTGCTTATTGTAGATAATTTCTGTTAAGCTTTCTAACTTTTCGCCACTTGAATGTAGTAAAATAGTTTGTACAAAGTTTTTATTATCTAAATGCACAATAGGTTGAAGTACTACTATTTCGTTTGCATTTAGTATTGGAATAACAGCCTCTCTAATTGCGTTTAAGTCCGCGTATTTAGATTTAAAAAAAGGGTTTGTTGCTCCTTTTTTTGGGTTGCTCATTTCTGTTTGTGCTTTTAATAAAGCGGTTGCTATTTTTTGCATAAGATAAGATATTTAATTATTTAAGATTTGTAAATATAGTGATAATTTTTTAAAAACTAATACTTAAACTCGATTTTATTTGTGTGCTGCTTACTTTTGTTACTTCAACACCATCACTATCGTAAATTGTTTCATCTGATTTAGTAGCAGTTTTTACAAGTTCTTTTCTTTGTGCTAATTTCTTTTCAAGTTCAGCAACTAAATGATCCTCTGAAAAGTTTAATTTTTCACCACCATTTCTGAACGTTCCTTTTAATCCAAACGCTTCAAAGTTTTCTTGAGGTAAACGTTTTATAATTTCAGAGTTAATAACTTCTAAACTTTCACTTGCTCTTTTTGATTGTGATAGTAGTTCGTGAATGTTATATTCTCCGCTATCTAAAATGTTAGTAATAAAATTAGTTGATTGTTTTACTAATTCTTTTTTGCTTGGAAGAAAATTTGTAGTTTCTATTTCTTCCATTTGCATTAATTCAAATAATCCTTTGCTCATAATTCCTATTTTTAAATTGTTACTTTTTTACTTTGATTTGTTCCTAAATAAAAATCAGTTACAAATCTATCCGTTTCAGCTTGTTGCTTAATTTCTTGCTCCGTTGGTTTTTCTTCATTCCAAATATCCTTTACTTTTTGTAAGAATGTTCTTTTCGGTGCTAAATCTGATATGTTATTTTTCATTTTCTAAAATTTTAAAGATTGCTTTTTCTGTTTGTTTTCTCAATTTGTGCGCTTTCAAATATTCTTTAGGACTTTCAAAGTCAAAATATTTCTTTTCCACCGCTTTTAATTCGTCCCTTTTTTGTGATAATTTCTTTAATGCTGTAAAGTCAATTTCGTTTACTTCTACGCTCATAATTATTTTTTATACTGATTAAACCATATTTTTGTGTCTTCTAATTCAAAAACTAAACCAATTGAAAGCAATCTTTTTTGTAAAATATCTATAACTTCTTCATTTGAAAATTTTTGACTTATTTCTATTTTTTGCATTTTTTTTGCATTATCTAAATCCGAATAAAACATTGTTGTGTCATAATGTTTAGCATTTATGTCACCTATTTGCCATCTTATGTATTTATCGAAGCAATCTTCTAAATATTCTATTGATGATGTTTTCATAATTAATTTTTATTGGTTAATTATTTTTTTAATTAAATCATTTGATTGTTTTATTTTACGCTCTGAATCCATTCTTAGTTGATGAATAACCATGTTTTTTATAGATTCATTTTTTGGATTAAAATCAATATTGCACCAACCGTTTTTAGTAAAAACTCTTAATTCAATATTTAATTTTTCATCATTATCATTTATTACAATAAGTCTTTGCTCGTTATCTTCAATTATTTTAATTTGTTTTTTAATTTCTTCTGTTTCCATAATTATTGTTTTAGTTGTTTAATTTTCCATACTCCGATAGCGTGGATTCTTGCTTGTTTTCTTCTGTTTTCAATAAATGAAGTAGGAAAATTATATATAAAATTAGTATCGTCAAAATTAAAACAAACAATACCCTCGTCATTTATATGTGGTAAACTACTTTCTTTTACTATTATTTTAGTTAAGTCCATAATTAATATTTTGTATAAGTTAATAAAAATCTGATTGTTTGTGTCCAGTGCTTTCGTAGTCGTCCGTAAATCCTTCTGAATTTTCATTTTTAATATTATCCTCAACTATTTTGATTTCAATATCTACAATACACTGCAATTTAGTGATTTGTTCCTCGTTTAAAGCGCATTCGTAATATTTTGAACCTTGAATATAACCGAAGTCTTGAATTACAACCTCGTGGTTGTTTTCTTCTTCGGCGTAAAACTTTAATTCGTAACCGCAATACTTACTTATAAAAGTAACAGATTGTAAATCTGTATCGTTACTATCTCTTTTTAAATTTTCGACTATCTTGTTAAAAGTGTTTGTTGCTAATTGTTTCATAATTAAGATTTTTTTAGTTTATCAAGTTGTTGTTGCATTCTAATTATTTCTCTTTGTTTAAAATCTTCTTTATTAAGTTCGTAATATTTTTTTATAATTGAATCATAATTATTAAAAATTTCTTTTGCATTAGTTAATTTAAAGTAAAGTGATTTATTAGCACTATCCAGATAATCAGGTTTATATGATTTTAATTCTAAAAAGAACTTTTGAAAAAAGTCAGTAGGATAATCACTCCCGAAAATATAAGCACCAGTTGAATAACTAAATTTAATTAAATAATCTCCATCTGGTTGCTCTCCATTATCTGACCAACTAATAGTTGTGTTTATACCATCAATAAAACATAGGTAAACATCATTTTTTAATTCTTGGTACTTTATATTATTAATTCTTTTAGCATCTATTTCTAAACCATAAGTTTCTTTTAATTGTAAACCGAACAAATGATTTTTTGCCTTTAACTCTAAATCTGATAAATCAAAATTAAGTAAATCTTTGTTTTTTTTAGCTAATTTTAAAATGCTCTCGTAAACTTTTCTTGTTTGTGTTAATGTTTCCATAATATATTTTTTTAGTTCGTTAATATTGATATGCAAATATAAAACTTATTTTTTAACACGCAACTAAAATATGTAAAAAAGTAATAAAAATAATTATTTTGATAATTTACTTGCGTATTAAAATAAATTGATTATCTTTGAAAAATAATATTTAAAACTAATTAATTATGAAAGCAAAAGAATTCCGTTTAGGAAATTATGTATTTAGCAATATGGTTGAAGATACAATTCAATTAAGTGCTTTATTAGAAAGTCAAGATTTACAAATTAAACCAATACCACTAACAGAAGAATGGTTATTGAATTTTGGGTTTGAAAGTAGTTCACAAGGATATAATTATCTAACTATTAAAAAAACATCTTTATATATTTATATAAACGATAATGGAGAAAGTGGAATTTCTATTGAAGATTTAGATAATGATTTAACAGAAGAAGAAGAATTATCTTTTTCTATTAAATTAAACTACGTTCACCAACTTCAAAACCTATATTTTGCATTAACAAACGAAGAACTAATAATTAAACAATAACAAAATGAACAAAAAAACAGCATTAGAAAATCTAGTCTTTCAAAGTGGGCTAACTCAAAAACAATTTGCCGATAAAGTAGGAGTTAAATATTCAACTTTTGAAAGCCAATTACGTAACCAAAAACACTTACATGTTCACTATGCTTTCGAATA